TCTATGATGTCAATGGGTGCTGTTGTTATTGATGACAATGGTGTCTATGAGTTCTTAGACAATAACACTTAGGAGGTAGATCATGGCTTATAGTGCAAGTGGATTACACCGAATAGGTGGTGCTAGTGGAGTAAATCTTTGGATTTATCAAACCACAGATACAATCGCAACTGTTAACAGTTCTGGTTATTTTAATAACTCTGCTAATATGTTGAACGTAAGGGACTTAATTATTGTGATGGACACTAATACTCCAACAACAAATTTTTGTACCGTGCTTTCAAACACTGGTTCAGTAGTTGACGTTTCAGACGGAACTGCTGTTGCAGAAACAGATGGCGACTAAATAATATGAGTCAATCAACATCAGCGACATCTCCTATCGATATATGTACTCGGTCACTGGTGTTGATTGGCGCACAACCAATTACTTCTTTTAGTGATGGATCAAACGAAGCATTGGTTGCTGTTAATCTTTATGAAGATACTATTCAAGCTAGTCTTGTAAATACAAGATGGAGATTTGCAGTAAACCAAGCAATAGGTAACAGACTATCAGATGAACCAACTGGTAGATATAATTCAGCTTACCAAATACCTTCTGACTCATTAATGATAAATGCTGTTACAGTAAATGATAGAAATATTGACTATCAGATTTATGGTAACTTTATCTTCAATGATGCAAGTGTTAATGATGTCGTCGTCATAGATTATAACTTTAGACAATTAGAAGCTAAGTTCCCAGCATACTTTGTACAAGCTGTCGTCTATGAACTGGCTGGACACTTTGCATTAGCATTAGCAAGAAATGATAGTATGTCTAACAATATGTTTGAGAAAGCAAGGTTCTTTATGCAAAAAGCAAGAACACTTGATAGCCAACAGCAGACAACTCTTAGACTTTCTACTAATCGTTTTGTTACATCAAGAAGGACAACTGGTACACTATCGAGTAATGTCTAATGGCTCGTATTCGTGTACCTCTCAATAACTTTGAAAGAGGTGAAGTTTCACCATCAATGACATCAAGAACTGATTTGAATGTTTATGTTCAATCAGCAGAGAAGTGTAGAAACTTTTTTCTTATGGCAGAGGGTGGAGTTAAACGTAGACCAGGCACAGAGTTTATTCATAAGTTTACTACTATTACAGTAGACAATTCAAAAAGATTACAAGTAAAGATAGAACCATTTTTATTTTCTGACGACGAAAGATATATTGTAGCATTTAGTGCTGGCAGATGTGACTTCTTTCGTATAGTTGCATCAACTGGTGCAATATCTCATATCCAAGCATTAACAACAGATACAGATAGTACAACATTGCCGTGGACTGTTGATACAATAGAACATCAAACTATAGCACAGTCTGCTGATAATATGTTTGTTGCTCATAGTTCTCATATACAAATGAGAATAGTTAGAACTGGACTTACAACATTTGAGGTAAGAAAGTTTGCATTTGATGAAACAACAGCTAATGATGAAAGATTCCAACCATATTTTGCATTTCAAGAAAGTGGTGTAACTCTTACTCCAAGTGGAACAAGTGGTAGTATTACATTAACAACTTCTGCAAACTATTTTGAAAGTGGTCATGTGGGAACAATTATAAGATACAAAGGGAATGAATGTCTTGTAAGTGGTTTTACAAGTGCAACTCAAGTAAGTGCAACTGTTCGTAAAACATTATCAGGAACATCAGCAGACACAGATTTTGATGAACAATCTTATTCTACACTGAGAGGTTTTCCAAGTGCTGTTACATTCCATGAAGATAGACTTTGGTTTGCTGGTACAACAAGTCAACCTGATGGAATATGGTCGTCAAAAACTTCAGAGTTTTTTAATTTTGATGTTGGTACAGCACAATCAAATGAGAGCATACAGTTTGCAATAAGTGCTGGTGAGTTTAACTCTATTAAACATTTAACAAGTTCACGAGATTTACAAGTGTTCACAAGCACTTCTGAATTTTTTATACCATCTTTTGCAAGCAGTGCATTAACACCAACAAATGCACAGATACGACGACAAACACCTTTTGGTAGTTCAAGTGTAAGACCTACACCATTTGATGGTGCTACAGTATATGTTCAGAGAGGTGGCAAGACAGTAAGAGAGTTTGTATTTAGTGACGAGGAAAGTGCGTATGTATCAACACCTATTTCACTATTAAGTTCACATCTTGTGATCGATCCAACGCAAATGACGGCTATGCGTGGTGCTTTGGCAAGACCTGAAAGTTATGCTTTCTTTGTTAATAGTGATGGCACAATCGCAGTATTTCACTCAATTCGTAATGAACAAAAGGCTGGGTGGACATTGTGGACAACCTCTGATACTGGCACTACTGGTGGATTTCACAGTATGTGTACTATTGATGAACGATTGTTTTGTGTTGCCAAAAGAGATTTAGGTGGTGGTACTGTAAGGTTTATGTTAGAGGAGTTCTTGGATACAGCTACTTTAGATTGCAGTGATGACTTCTCAGGAAGTAATGGAGTGTTCACAACAAATTCAATTTTTGAAAACAATGCAAAGTTAGATGTTGTTTCTGGTAATGATTATCTTGGTAACTTTACTCAAGGTTCAAATCAAATAGATGTATCTGATGTAAGTACAACTGGTACAGCAGAAATTGGTTTTGGGTTTACTGGTGTATTAACAACTCTTCCATTAGATGCAAATGTAGATGGTGGTCCTCTTACAGCAGAACCAAGACAAATAACAAGGGTTAATTTAGACCTGGTGGAAACATTATCTGTATCTGTAAGTAGTGGTGGTACAGCAGTACCATTGATATTACAAAGTACGACAGATGACTTTTCACAAGGCTTATCAAAATTTACTGGTAAGAAAGAGTTTAGAATGTTGGGATATAGTACAGACCCAAGAGTTTTAATAACTCAAACTGCACCAGTTTCTTTACAACTTAATGGAATGGTAGTGGAGGTAGCTTTCTAATGTGTCTTGCAACACCACAATTATTATTATTTACAACAGTAGCATCAGGTGTAAGTGGAATGATGTCAGCGAGGGCTGGTGCAAAAGAAGCACTAAGGGCTGGTCAAAGAACTGCTGAAAGAATAGAACAACAAAAACAAGTAGCACAACTTAATGCTGAACAGGAAACAACAGCACTACTTCAAAGTTTTTCGCAATCAATGGCATCTAATATTGCTATGAGGGGTATTATGGGAAGAGATGCAAGCGATCCATCATTTAGAGCATTTGAAAAAAGTAACTTTGCTTCATTGCAAACTGACTTAGAAAGAATGGCTATACAAGGAAAGAATGTTTCTAAAAATTATGATCTTCAAAAGTTTGAAGCTATATCAAGTTCAACTGACAGAGCCAAGTCTTTACGACGACAAGGACTTCTAAATCTTGTTGGTAGTGGTACACAAGGCATTATGGAATACGACAGAGTAAAAGTTGGAGAAACAGATTAATGGTTAAAATAGAAAGATTTAATAATCAGGTATTTAACAAACCAGTAGGTGTTGTTCGTTCTCAAGAAAGAACATCAGAGTCTGATACTTGGGAAACATTATCAAAAATATCTCAAGGTTTGTCAGGTGAATTTTTTAAAAGAGCAAGTGAAGAAGCAAAAGAAGCTGGTGCAAGAGCATCAATGAAAGTCGACGTCTTTGATGAAAATGGTCAAATAACTAAAGCACCTATGGGTATGGGTACTATAGGTACAAAAGCTTTTGAAGATAATATGATGCGTCGATATGAATTTAAAATGAGATCATTAATTGATACAGAAATTTCTAATGCTTTAAGAAATAATGAACTTGATGTAGACCAATATAACACTGATGCTTCTATAGCTGTAGGTGGTTTGATTGATAAATCTGATCCATCAATGAAAGGTGTATTAGCAGATTATGCTTCAGCAAAAATAGCTATTGGAAATAACACAGTAATGGTTAATAAACAAAATGTTGAAAACCAACAAATTATCCAAGATGTTGCTGAACTTACAGAAAATTTAGCTAACCAAGCAATAAATGCTTATGCAGATGGTGCTGATGTTATTGGTGACTCTCTAATGAAACATATATCAAATGAGATGACGGACCTTGTGACCGACAACAAAATAACTGGTACGCAATCACAACAAAGAATAGTAGAATTACGTAGACGAGTAATGGAACAAAGAATTGGTATCGCATTAAATAAACTTTCTTCTGAAGAAATAATAATGGTAGCTGATAGTTTTGCTAAACAACAATTAGATGACTTAGTTGATACAAAAACTATGACTTCAAGAGGTGCATCATTTGATCGTATTAAATCATTGCTTGGTAATAATCCTCATATATTAGATAATCCAACAATTAAAAGAGTAATCAATTCTGTTAAAGTAAGCCAAGCACAATATGAAGAAACACAAAAACAAGTAAATATAGCAAGAAATCTTACATCAGCATTAGAACAAGGAATAAGAATAGATATTGGTAAAAAAGAAATGGGTGTTTATTCACAATATGTATTTGGTAAATCAGGTGTAGAATTACAAACAACAAAAACTGGTTTAATTATACCACCAACAAAAGATCAAATGCTTTTATTAGCTGATTCAAAAAATCCAAATAGTATTAATTTTTATAGAATACTTGCTGAACAAAGAAAAATACCAAAGGTAATGGAAGATAAATTTCAAGCACTAGTTGAAGGAACTTTAGATGCAGAAGAATCTTTTGCTGTTCTTGAGATATATCAAAACATGGCAAGGAATATGTCGACGACAGGTTTGCATAGAGATTTAACTCAAGGCATGGGTATGAGTGATAGTGTTTCAGCAAAGATGCGTGCATTAAATAGTATGCTTACTTTTAATAGTACAATAGAAGGAATAAGAAAAGCTGTTGATTTTATTAATCAACCTGAAGAAGTAAGATTTGCTCGTTTAAAAACAAATGTAAACATAGAACTTGGTAGAAAAAGTGATAAATATATTGATGGTGTAGGTACAATTAAAAATATTATTAAAGAAGAATTATTTTCTAAGATAAAAGATTCATCAATAGTAGATGAAGTTATTGATGAAACAATGTTTTTGGCAATGGCAACATCATCAGTAAAAGAAGCCATAAATATTATGTCTGATACTGTAAATAGAACTTGGGTTGAATCTAGTTATGCTGTTGATATGAACTCTGGTGGCACTGTTAAAAGAACAAGGTTTGCACCTGAACTTGTATTTTCTGGTGAAGCATTACAAACATTTGAAAATAAAGTTAAGCAGCTTTCAGGAATACAAAATCCAGTATTAGGTGAAAATGTATTTGTTATTGTTGATCCTAATTCAGCAAATTCAAATGTAAGATATTATATTGCAACAGGAGAAGAAGGATCATTAGACCCAGTTGTTGTTGATAATCAACTGGTATCTATTGAACTTATGGAATTTGCTGGTGCAATGAGCAAACAGTATGAAGATATGATTAAAAAGAATTTAGAGTTTGCTGGTATGATTGTTCAAAGAAATAAAAAATTACAAGAGTATCAATTCCTAGATAATAACACTATTGGCAGTATGTCACTTGATGAACAGTTTAATGTTGATTTAAGTAAGGCACAAGAATTTGGATATAGTTTTTAATGGTAGATATTGGTAGACCATTAATAGCATACGACAGTATGTCAATGGGTGAACAAGACCCATCATTTTGGGATGGAATGATGGCTACATATGGCTATCAATATAGACCAATAATGGGTGCATTATATGGCAGTTCTTTTGAAGAAGATGAAGATTTTAATGTTTTAGATCATTTAACTACTGAAGATTTAGATGACAGAAATCAAGTAAGTTTTCTTGCTGAAGCAAGATCATTAGATCATTTGAACTATCTTAGAACGCATACCTCTAAAATGCGTGAGAACAGAGAAATATTAAGCAGAAGTGGCTGGGGTTCAATGATTACTGCTGGTATTCTTGATCCAGTTAATCTTTTGTCATTACCATTCAAAGGTATTGGTATTACTGCAAGAGCATTATCAGGTGCAAAATCAGGTTTTTTTATTGGTGCTGGTACAGAATTAATACGAGCGCCTTTTGAACCTGATGCT